CCTGGTTGATGAGCCGTGGAACAAGCCCTACGCCCCGTTTGCATTCTTCCGCTGGAATGTGGCGCCCATTGGGTTTTGGGGCATGGGTGTTGCCGAAGAGTTGGCGCCCATCCAGGTCGAAATCAACTATCTGGCCCAGAAGATTCAACGCTTGATGACCCTCGCGACAAGCGTCATGTTCACGAAAAAGGGCGAGGGCATGCGCAAGCTCTCCAACAAAGATTGGGGCCAGTACGAGTACACCAACACCCCGCCCGAGTTCCGGAACATTCCGCCGGTCGCAAGTGAATACTTCCAGCACATGGACCGGCTCTACCAGCGAGCGTTTGAAATCGTGGGCATCTCGCAGCTTCAAGCTCAGTCCTTGAAGCCGGCTGGTCTCGACTCTGGCGAGGCGCTTCGCGTGTACAACGACATCGGTACGCGCCGCTTTCAGCACACTGCCCAGATGTGGGAGCAGTTCCACATGGACGTGAGCGAACTTCTTCTCGACTGTGCACGCGAGGCCGAGGAGGCCGGTGACGGCAGTCTGAAAGTCCTTGCGGCCGGCGACCGAGACGTGGAACAAATTGACTTCTCGAGCGTCGCTGTCGATAAAGAGAAGTACGTCATGCAGGTTTGGCCGGTCAACCTTTTGCCCGACACGCCGGCAGGCAAAGTGGCTCAAGTCAAAGAGCTGGCGCAGGCAATGCCAGAGCAGATGCAGCCGCACATCCTGAAGCTCTTGACGGGCATTCCCGATGTTGAAAAGGTCGTCTCGCTCGAGACCGCCGCGCTCGAATACGCTGAACGTTGTATCGACCACATCTTGACGACTGGCGAGTATGAGCCTCCCTATGGTGGAATGGACCTCATGCTCGCGGGCAAGATGACGACTCAAGCCATTCTTCGCGCGAAGATGGATGGTGTCCCGGAAGAGCGTATTAGTCTTCTCGAGCAATTCCGAGATGACGTCGACAAGCTCCTTGCCCCGCCGCCAACCGCGGGAGCTATGGGAGCCCCGCCGGTTGCTGGCGCCCCGACGCAGCCAGGAGCCCCAACCGGCGGGCCACCTCCGACCGTCCAGATGATGCCGCCGGCAAACATGCCACCGGTACAAATGGAAGCCCCCGCGCCGGCAGGACCGGGCGGTCCGCCAATGATGTAAACCCACAAGGAGACCAGGAACATGCCAGCAGAGAATGTTACTCCCGCCGCTACGACAGAGGCGCTACCGTCAATCAGCCACGCTTCCGAGATGAAGCTCTTGGCCGACCACGTTTCACAGCTTGATGGCAACGTGTCGTCTAGCAGTAGTACCACGGTCAAGGAAATGCCTAAGACCGTGCCGGCCAAAACCGAGGTCGTGCCGAAGACCGAGTCGGCGTCAAAAGAGCCGAAGAAGGAAGCAACTGCCAAGGAGGCTCTGGAGGAGACTCCGAAGCCGGTTGCGTCTGGTTGGGAGGCCATCAAGCGAGCCGAAAAGCGGCAGCGCGAGGAAAGTGCCAAAGCGTCGCGCATGCTCGAGGAGGCAAAGGCGCTCGTGGCGGGCAACAAGCCGTTGCTCGATGAGCTTCGGGCAGACCCGCTCGCGTTCCTCGAGAAGAATGGCGTCGAGTTCCGCACCCTCGTAGAGCGCGTCGTCAAAGGCGGCGTGATTCCGCGGAAAGAGGCGCCCAAAGAAGACCCAGTGCTCAAGCGCGTCGCCGAGCTGGAAGCGCGGCTCACAGCGCGCGACATCGACGACGCGCTTTCGCAGCACCGTGGAACAGTCGAAGCTACTTTGAAGGGAGAGCAGTTCGCGCTTCTGGCGACACGTTCAGATGCTGTTGAGCAGGTGCAGGACTTCATCGCGCAATACCTGCAAGCTAACGGAGAAGTGTTGCCCCCGGAACGCGCGGCGAGTATACTTCAAGACACCTGGCGGGATGAGCTTCGCACGTTATCATCCCACGCTGCCGTGCGCGAAATTCTCGGCCTATCCGCAACTACCGAAGAAGCTCCGAAAGAGAAACACGAGCCAAAGAAGCAGGCGAGCAAGAAGACCTTGACCAACGACTTGGACGGCACAACGGGGACCTTCAAAGAGGACGACCAAAGCGTTCTTGATGATGATGATGACCTCCGAAAGGCCATCAAGCTAATCCCGCCGGACGCCTGGAAAAATATGGCGTAGGCGGCACAAAGAGGAATTTGAATCATGGCAGATACGACCATTTCCAGCTTCGACCCAGCGCTGAAGCAAATCTACCGGGACTCGAACATCGAGAATCTGACCTACCGGCACCGACCCCTATTTGGCCTCCTGAACAAGTTTACCGGCTTCGGTGGGCGCAACATGCCCATCGTGCTCGTGTACGGCAACCCAATGGGCCGCGCGGCAAGCATCTACCGCGCGCAGCAGGGCGCGACCGCCGTCGCCATCGAGGACTTCGTGCTGACCCGCGTCAGCGACTACTCCGTCGCGTACATCACCTCGGAAGCTATCGAGGCGACCCGTGGCGACAACATGAGCTTCTTGCAGTCACTCAAGACGAAGATTGACGGCGCGATGAGCGCGTTGTCAGACTCCATCGAAAGCGCGCTGTTCCGCGACGGGTACGGCTACATCGGGCAACTTCACGCGACCACGGCCCCCACCGTGGCGAACCCGATGGTGCTCACGCTCGCACAGCCGGAAGAGTCGCCCAACTTCGAGGTCGGGCAAATCCTCCGCGCCTTCACTGGCGCAGATGGCAGTACGGGCAACCATGGGACGCCGGCCTCGGCGACGGTGGTCAAAATCAACCGCGTGACGGGGACCATCACGACCGCGTATGACAACAGCGGCGGCGGGACCAACTGGGCAGCGGCCGACTACCTGTACGTCTACGGCGACGAAGCGGCAAAGACTGCCGGTCTCGCGGCCTGGTTGCCGGCAAGCATCGGCGCGTCGGACAGCTTCTACGGCGTGAACCGCTCCTACGACTCGCGTCTGTGGGGCATCGTGCATGACGGCAGTGCGGATACCACCGAGGACGCCTGCATTGATGCGCAGAGCAAGTGTGGCCGCGAGGGTGGCAAGATTGACACCATGCTGCTGCATCACGCGCAGTTCCGCAAGCTCATCAAGGAGCTTGGCGCGAAGAAGGTCTACAACCAGGTCATGGGGTCGAGCACCAAGGGCGGCGATGCTCGAGTCGGCTACCGCGGCGTGGTCATCGACGGCGACGAGGGCGCAGTCAACATCATGGCAGCGAACAAGTGCCAGGCAAACGTTGCTTGGGGCTTGACCCGTGACGTCTGGACCTTGGCGACGCTCGGTGAGCCGGTCAAGTTCCTGTCCGAGGACGGCAATCGCATCCTGCGAACCGCCATCGGTGCGAGCGACACCGACGCGCGATACGAAGTGCGCATCGTCTACAGAGGGAACCTTGGTTGCAAGGCTCCTGTCTGGAACACGCGCGTCACCTTGGCAACCCCGTAAGGCGTGAGCCAGAAGGAGAGAAACCATGGCGCACACCAAGACCAACATCAAGTCGTCGGCAATAGCGTTGAAGGTTCCGATGATTGGCATCATTGATGTCATCGGCACCGTCACTGGTACATCGTCGACTGGCGTTGTCGCGTCGCAAACTGGTAAGGGCTTCACCGCGGCCTATTCTGGCGCAAATGGCATTTACACCATCACGCTCGACAATGCTCCGAAGAGCATCCAGAACGTGCAGTGTACGTTGCTGAGCGCCAATACTGGACCAAAGGTGGCCTCTATCCAGTCTTGCGTCGCGGCGACTGGGGTCATCACCGTCAAGATTTGGGACTGCGCGACACCGACGTATGCCCTGATTCTCGACACGGACACGTTGCATTTCAGGGCCGCGGTCTCGTACCAAAACCTGATTCCGGCCAACAACATCTGAGGACAACATGCCCAGTGAACTCGTAAAGAAGGCGCTCTCGCGCGCGAAGGAGAGCAAAAAGGAAGAAGAGCCCGAGGGCGATGCTTTCGGGGACTGCGTCCAGGAGGCGTGGGACGCCATGGAGAAGAAGGACTTCAAGGCGTTCAAGAGCGCGTTCAAGTCTGCCGTTCGCGTAGCCGCGAGCGACGAGGACTGAGGAGGATTGGCGGGCGGCTCGGAAATCCGGGCCGTCCGTTTTCTCATCATGGCAAACGACGCAACCCGCAAGAGCTTGATGGAAGAGGCACTATCACGCGCAGACTTTCCAACCATCGACAAAATCGACCCAGCATTGCGTACAAGTTTGGTTGGTTGGGTGAACGAGGGACTTGCGGAGCTGCACGACTTGCTAGTTGCCGCGGACACGACTGCGGACTACTACAAAAAGACCAAGACCTACTCGATTGTCGCCGGCACCGAAGAGTACGTGTTGCCGAGCGATTTTTACAAGCTCAAGAAGGTTTACTACCTGACCGGCGCGACTCGGCGCTATCGCGTTGAGCGCTTCGACTTCAACAACATCAACGGGTACAAGGTCGGCCCGTTGGACGCCGGCACGGTTGAGCTTTGGTACGTTCCGGCGTTTGCGCCGCTCAAGCGTGACATCGACATCGTTGACCAGGTCATTCCCCCGACTTGGGAGAACGTAGCCTCATTGACTGCCGCCGCGCACCTATTGCAGAAGGAGCAGTCCGATACGAGTATTGTCGAGAACGACAAGCGCAACCTCATTGCGCGCATCATGGCGATGGCTGAACCGCGCGACGAGGGCGAGGTCGACTCCATCTCCGACGTGGAAGGCCGTGGTGGCCAAATCTCAAGTACAGCGTGGGCGTATGAGGACAGGTACAAGTACCGCCTACTCGGGAACAAAATCTCTTTTATAGATGCCCAAATATTGGACATCTGAGGATCATCATGGCTACCAGAAAAGAGTTCTATGGTGCGGGAAGCCCGGAGGGCGCGGTTGTCGCCGACATCGGTAGCGTCTACTTTCGCACAGACGGTGGTGCCGCCACGACGCTGTACGTGAAAGAAACCGGCGCAGGTAATACGGGATGGGTTGCGTATGAATCGGCCGCGTCGGTAACATCGGCGATTTCTGCGGCTACGGAAATTCTCAGTACGACCGTCGCTTTGAGCAAGACGGTCATCGTTGGCGACAGTGCGGGCGACATTGGGCACGCGGACGGTGTCGTGCTTGTTGCCGCTGTGTCCGGTAAAATCATCGCCCCAGTGTCGTGCGTCATCGCGTACACATTCGATACTGCCGCGTACACAGCCGGTGGAAACATCCAGCCCGGGTACAAAGATGGTACGGGCATCATGACTCTGACCAGCGCCGCAACAAGCCTCGGGGCCGCAGCTAGCTGCATCATGCTCCTGTCGCCGCTGACTGGAGCAGCGCTCGTCAACAAGGCGCTCGTGCTGCGTGCCGCTGCCGCGTTTACAGACCCAGGAACGGCGGCCGGTACCGCGTCCGTCACCACGCACTACAGGCTGCTGTAGAGAAAAGGACTTCCCATGGCCGACTACTGCAAAGCCTCTCTTGTTGCCGTCTACTCGGAGAACGCAGACTACAGCAACCCGGAGGTCGACACACAGAATTGGGAAGAGTACGTTCTCACGTCGCCGGTCAAGGCCGAGGAGCACAAGGTCAACGCCACGAGCGCCGCGGCCATCACGATTTCGACTGCGAACTACACGGCCGTCGCGCTCTTCGCCGTCAAGAATCTCGACGCTACCAACTACGTGACGTGCATCTACAAGACTGCCGGTGGCGCCGCGACCGCGCAGACCTGTCGCATTCCCGCGGGCGGCTTGCTCGTTCTGAGCGACCTTACCGCGGCGACGAGCCCGACGCTCCAGGCGAGTGGTGCTGATTGCAAGTGCAAAGTCTTCATCGCGGGGACCTGAGTCGTGGCTTATGGGAAGCTAATATTCCGGGCGGTGTACTCGAAAAACGAGGACTACACCGAAGCCGACCGCGACACTGTAGGGTGGCCGCCTTTTGAGCTTTCCGCGCTGACCAGATGTTCGTTCCGCCGGCAGAGCATTCCCACAACCGCGGTCGCTCTTTCGTTTTTGGCGGCCTATCCAATAGTGGCGTCGTCGGCATTTTTGGTGTTCAAGAATCTTGATGCTACCAACTACATTCTCGTCAAGTGGTACTCGAATGGTGGTGGTGCGACCATGCAGTCTGCACGAGTTCCTGCTGGCGGTTTGCTCGTAATTCCAGATTTTCATCTGACATCCACGACCATTACCGCGCAGGCCGTCGGGGGCGCTTGCGTCGCATTGATGGCGTATGGGGGGATTGAGGCGTGAGCCTGACCAACAAGCCGGTGCGCTTCCAGAGAAGCGAGACGGTGGAACAAACCCAACGTGTTCTGGAAGACCGGCTTAAAACGACCAATGAATGTACCGTCCCCCCAGGCGGCATCATCATGTGGTCGGGCAGCATTGCAAGCATCCCGAGCGGCTGGCTGCTCTGCGACGGCACCAAGGGCACGCCGGATTTGCGCGACCGCTTCATCGTAGGTGCCGGAACGGAAAGTGGCTCGGCGGTTTCCGGCACGGCCGCGCGTAGCGGCGGCTCGACTACCTCTGGGGCGCACACGTTGACGACGCCGGAGATTCCGGTGCACGCGCACAACATCAAAACGAATGCCGCAGTTGGTGCTATATGGACCATTGCTATGGTCGGTCCTGCGCGGGCGGCCGGCAACACGTACTACTCTGACGCGGCAGGTGGCGGCGGCGCTCACACGCATGCCGAAACGATTCCTCCGTACTACGCACTCGCGTTCATCATGAAGGCGTAACCATGGCGCTCGAGATTCAGACCATCGAGATTCCATTCAGCGGGAAGCTGGACACCAAGACCGCCGAGCGCCTGGTCGACCCGCAGAATTTCCTGCGGCTCGAGAACGCACGTCTGGACAAGCCGGGTAACATTACGATGCGTCCGGGATTACGCAAGATTGCCGACGCCGGAACATTAGTCGCCGGGGCTCCAGTCTCCGGGTTGTTCACAACTGTCGACGGGGCGTTGCTAGCAAACCGCGCCGGGTACATTTCAGAATACACCGAGAAGGATGGTGTGTGGCGCTCTGTCGCGACAGGACAACCACTCGTGTCCGTCAAGACGAACCGAATCACTGGCGGAAGCATCGAAGATAGGTTTTTTCCCTCGGTAGTGTTGTGCAACGGGTACTATTTCTACGCGAGCATCAAGCGTATCGATGTCTCGGGGACGATGACCAACTACTTGTCGTATTCCATTCAGGAAGCCGCTACGGGCGCGTGGGTTGTCCAAGAAACGACCCTCTACAGCGCCGCGACGTTGCCCTTGTTTGGCTTCTCGCTTGCGACATCCGGCAACTACGTGTTCATCGGATACGTCATTACTGGTGCGGGAGCCTCACACACGTTGCGCATTCACGCTTGGAATAGCGGGACGCCAACAACAGCACCCTCGCTCATTGTGAATCTAATCAACAGCCAGGCTGGCCCAAATTTCCAAATGGTTGGCGTTCCCAACGCTGCTGGGGCTGGAGCACAACTCCTTGGGAGCAAAATCGTTGTCGGGTACATGGCCTACATCAGCACGCCACCCCTCGTGGGCAAAGTGCGCATTGATGGATACGACGCTGCCGGAAACTTGATGGGCCGTTTCGATGATGCGGTCACGACGTACACTACCGCAAGTGTGACATTCGGCGAGGCGCTTGCCATCGCTCTGTGTGTCACACCAACAACCGGGACCATTTTCGCATTTGCTGTGCCGCCGGCCGCTGGGGGCGCCAACTTCTACCGGGTGAATCTTGTTGGTGGTGCGGCGACAGGACCGACAGCCATCGCGGCGGCTACGGGCATTGGTGGAACCACTATGCGAAAGATGTTCTGCATTGCCGACGATGCCGTGGGGGCCATAGCGGAACGTGGCTATTTGTACA